GCGCACGCATGGTGCGTGTCGGCGATAGGTGGGTGGCAGCACACGTCCGCGATGGGGATCCGACCTCACCACGCATCGTGGCCCACCCTGCGTGCAACGAGCAGGCCAAGAGCGCGATTTTGTAGGGCGCACCGGCCTCGGCCCTGTACCCGCTACCTCGCTCGCGTTGTATGTGAAACACAGATTCGTCCCTTGGGAGTTCCTGACGCATGGCCGGACGCCCTTTGAAGCCCGCCGCGAACCGGCGCAACAGGCACAAGCCGGCCCTCGGCGAGTGGAAGCCCAGCCCTGGCGTCGGCTGGCAGCACGGGCCAGTCCCTGATGCCCCGGACGGCCTTGTCGCGGCCTCTCGGGAGGCGTGGACGACCTGGATGCAAGCGTGGTTCGCAGCGCATTGGGCGCCTGCTGACCTCCCCGGCCTGCAGCTCGTGATCGCGCAGTTCGATGCGGTCAAGCGAGCGCCGATCACGAAGGCAAACGACGTCACCGCGCTCGTGCGCCTCATGGATACCTACGGCATCACCCCTGCCGGCCAGCAGTCGCGTCGATGGACCGCCCCCAAGCCCGAGGACACGCCGGTTGACGATAAGCGCCCCGTCGAAGCCTCGAGCAAGGACCCGTACCGCCACCTCCGGGCCGTCTCCTAGCCTCGGTTGGGGCGTCCTGCGCTGGATGGCGCAGCACCTTCCTTCGCCATCCGACCCGTCCAAGCCCTTCATCCTGACCGACGAGCAGGCTCGCATCGTCCTCCGCTGGTACGCGGTCGACGAGGAAGGCGAGTTCCTGCACCGACGCGCCGAGCTGGAGATGGCGAAGGGCTGGGGGAAGTCCCCGCTCGCCGCGGCGATCGCCCTCGCGGAGTTCGTCGGACCCGTGGTCTTCGACCGCTGGGAGAACGACGAGCCGATCGGGCGGCCGTGGGACTACCCGGTCGTCGAGATCGCCGCGGTATCCGAAGACCAGACGGACAACACATACTCGGCGATCTTCGAGTTCCTCAACGCCAACGAAGGACAGGCAGCAAAGAGCCTCGGCGTCGACAACGGGCGCACGCGGCTCTACCTCGCGGGTCGGCCAGGCGTCCTCCGCCCCGTCACCGCGGCCGGCGCCTCCCGCGAAGGCGCACGCCTCACCTTCGCCATCCTCGACGAGACGCATCTGTGGACTCGACGCAATGGCGGCGTGAAGCTCGCCGGAACCCTACGCCGGAACGCGGCGAAGATGGGCGGCCGGACCTTCGAGACGACGAACGCTCCGCTCTTGGGCGAGAAGTCCGTAGCGGAGCAGTCGGGCGCAGACCCCGGCGTCATGCACTACGCACGGCGACCGGCCATCGAGCCGGACCCGAACTGGACCGATGCGCAGCTCCTCGAAGCCCTCCGCGAGACCTACGGCGACGCGGTGTGGGTGGGACTACCCCGGCTCGTCGAAGAGATCCGCGACCCGGCCACGAACTGGGACGACGCGGTTCGCTTCTACTTCAACATCCGCTCCGCCGGCCAAGGTCGCGCGGTGGACCCTCGCCGCTGGGACGAGCTCGCCGAGCCCCGCGACGTGCCGAAGGGCACCTACATCGGCATCGGCTTCGACGGCTCGGTCAGCCGCGACGAGACGTGGTTGCGTGGCTGCACGGTGGACGGCTACCGCTTCACCATCGCCCGCTGGCATCGACCAGTCGGTGCGTCGCCCGATTGGATCGTGCCTCGGCTCGAGGTCCACGAGAAGATCGAGTGGGCCTTCACCTACTACACGGTCGGGCGAATGCTCGCCGACCCGCCGTACTGGCACTCCGAGATCGAGACGTGGGCCAAACGCTACGAACTCGGGCCGACGCCCGACGAGCAGCGCGTCCTGGCCCTCGATACCAACCAGGCACGCAAGTTCGCCCCCGTCGTGGACCGCTGGCTGACGGCGATCCGCGAAGGAACGGCGAAGCACGACGGTGACCCGGATGCTGCGGATCACGTCAAGGCTTCCCACCTCCAAAAGGTCCGCATCGCGGACGCCGAAGACGACGGGCGCACCCGGTACGTCCTCGTGAAGGGCGACGACCGACGAAAGATCGACGGCGCGATTGCCGATGCACTGGCGCTGGAGGCCGCGATGACGATGCCCGAATACGTCGCCCCGCGGAAACGTGGCGGGAGTGCCTTCCTCGCATGACCGAACCCAAGCCGGGGTACTGCCGCTGCCCCGAACCATTCATCACCGACGACGACGAGACGCTCTGCTGGCGCTGTCGGCTCCCCATTGACGAGGACGACGAGTGACAACGCCACCCATGCTCCTCGCAGGGCAGAAAGACTTTTCCGGCACCTGGCAGCAGTTCATGGGCATCCCGCAGGGCGACCAGGCGGAGATGTACCGCGGGCTTGCGGACTACGGCAAGGCTCCGGCCGACGAGGCGTGGGTCTACCGATGCGTGTCGATGAAGGCCATGTTCGCGCAGGGCGTCCCGCTGCGGGTCTACCTTCGCGACGGCAAGCAGCGCATCCCGGCCGAGGACTCCGGCAACTCTGCGGCCGAAGATCTGCAGGCGCTCCTCGATGACGTGAACCCGGTCAACATGAACGGGTCGGATCTCAAGGCGTACAGCAACGCCGCGCTGTCGGTGTGGGGCACGAACTACGTCCGCAAGGTCCGCGGCCGTCTCGGCGGCCCGCCGCAGGAGCTGTGGTGGCTCCGTGCGCCCGACGTGCGGGCCAACAAGGGCCGCGTCTGGATCGACTCGTACACCTACCAGCCGGACACCGCGGCGTCCGAGGACTACCTCGCCAAGGACATCATCGCCTGGCGCCGGTTCAACCTTCAGGACCCGACGAAAGGCCTGTCGCCGATCTCGGCAATCCGGTACGAGGTCAGCTTCGGCCGGAACCTCGCCGAGCAGCGGACCCAGCGACTTGTCAACTGGTCCGTCCCACCGGGCGCGTGGGTCATCCCCAAGGACGCCGAGTTCACGCCGCAGGACCGGACGCTTGTGCAGCGCGTGCTACAGCGGCTGCGTGGCCCGAAGGGCGCTGGCAAGGTGCCGGTGATGCCTGCGGGCCTGACATGGCAGCAGCTCGGGCTCAACTCCCGCGACGCCGAGGACATCGCCAACGGCAAGGTGTCGCGCATGGCGATCTGCGCCGCCCTCGGCGTGCCGCTCGTCCTCGCGGGCGACGACGAGAAGACGAGCGTCTACCGGAACATGGTCGACGCCGAGCGGGTCTTCGCGCGCTACATGATCGGCGAGCTCGACTGGACCGCCGACGGATACAACGGCTGGCTCGTGCCGGACTTCGACCCGACGCGAAAGAAGCTCATCGTCGCCTTCGACTACAGCCAGATCGAAGCACTCCAGGCCCCGCTCGAGGACCGCAAGCGCGTCGCGCTCGCAGAGATCGAGCACGGCGCCCGGACGGGTGACGAGTACCGCGCCGAGTTCCGCACCGGCCAGCCCCTACCCGCTGGCGAGGGCCAGATCGTCACCCGACTGACCACACTCCTACCCATCGGCACGGGCCCCGACGCCCAGCCCGCCGAGACGACCGCGCCGCCGGCCGACGCTCCCCAGGACGACGGCACCAATATCGGAGCGCGGGAGTTCCGGGCCGGTGTGCGTGAATACGCAAAGACCGGCGACATGACGAAGGTCGCGGACACGCTCGGCGTACCGGCATCCGACACGCTCAAGGTCGGCCTCGACCGGCGATACAGTCTTCGACAACTGCGCGAGGGCGTCCCCAGCGAACACTACGCGGGCGTGAAGGCGGAACCCAAGCCAGATCCCGTGCAGGTCGAACTCCGCGAACTGCGGACGCTCGTGATGACCCTCGCGACCCGCGAGCAGCCGTCGATGACGTTCAACCTGCCGTCGGCCACCGTCGAGACGATGCCCGCCCCGGTGGTGAACATCGAAGCCTCGATCATCCCCGCCCCGATCGTGAACGCGCCGGTGACGGTCGAAGCCTCGGTAATCCCAGCACCTGTAGTCAACAACATCGTCGCAGCCGCGAAGGGCGCGCTCGTCCAGGACATCCGCATCGTCGGCTCCCCGAAGCGAGTCACCCGTCGCGTGATCGCCCGCGATGACCGCGGCCGGATTGACGACGTGACCGAAGAGACCAAGGACTCGCCGTGAGCTCTAACGTCCGCGGCGGATCGACGGACGTCACCCTGCCGAACATCGCGACCGATGACGTCGGCGGTGTGCAGTACCAAGTCGTCAAGCTCGACCTCGGTACGGCGGGGGCGACGACGCCGGTCACGGGATCGGTGCCGGTCAGCGGAACCGTTACGGCCAACGCCGGCACGAACCTCAACACCTCGGCACTCGCCCTCGACGCCACTGTCACGGCCAACGGCGTCCTCATCGGGGCCGTCAACGAGACGGCACCAGCGACCGACACCGCGAGCTCCGGCACCAACGGGCGGCTCCAGCGGATCGCGCAGCGCCTGACGAGCCTGATCGCCCTGCTGCCCACGAGCCTCGGGGCCGGCGGCGGGCTGAAAGTGGACGGGTCCGGCACCGCACTTCCCGTCTCGGGAACCGTCACGGCGACGGTCGGCACCGTCACGGCGGTCACCTCGATCACCAACGCGGTCACCGTGGCGCAGAGCACGGCCACGAGCCTCAAGTCGCAGGCAGAGACCTACCAGGGCGGCGTGGCGGTCGGCACCGCCAACCCGCTATACGTCACGGCCTACGACACCGATCTCGACTTGTCGGCGGGTATGAGCGCGCTGCGGGATGTTCTGGTGGCCGAGCGTTACACCGTCCTCTCGGACTCTGTTGCGGACGGCATGGCGGCGTTCTGGACGACGAGGATCGACAACGGCGGCGCGATCACGGTCTCGGTCGGCGAAGGACTGCTCCAGACCTCCACGGGCGCCACGGGCGCGGCGCAGATGGTCTCGACGCAGGTCATCTACTACCCCGGCCAAGTGTCGTGGTTCAACTCCGCGATCCGGCTGAATGACACGGGCGCCGCGGGCAATGTCCGGCGCTGGGGCGTATTCACGGTCCTCGGCAACACGCCGAACGACGGCTACTACTACGAGCTTTCCGGGACGACGCTGAACGCGGTCTCGTGCAAGGCGGGAACGCCGACGGCCGTGGCGTCCACGTCCTGGACGAAGGTCGCGACTAACCCCTTCACTCTCGACACGAACTATCACCAGTTCGAGATCCGCTACACCGCCAACTCGGTGAACTTCCTGATCGACAACGTGCTCCGCCACAGCGCCTCGGGCGGCTCGAGCTCAATCACACAGACGCTCAACTTCCCGATGGCGATCCAGACCATCAACACCTCGGCGGCGAGCGAGCGAACGATCGCCGTCCGCAACGTCGGTATCGGCCGGTTCGGACGGCCGGCCACCTTCCCGGCCCCTGCGGCGCTGAGCGATGTCAACGCCAATCCGACAACCACGATGGCCGGTAACGCGACGCTCGTCTACGACCCCTCGTCGCAGACGTGGGCGCGCTGGCAGGGCGCCGTCCAAATGAACGAGCTGATCGCCCAGCAGAAGCTCTCCAACCAGCTCCTCCTCGAGATCCTGCAAGCCACTGGTCAAACAGCGGTGGCGCTGGGTCGAACCCCTGTCGCACCCGACTTCGTGAACTAAGGAGAATCCCCCTTGCCCGGTTTGGATGTCAACCAGCTCCGCAACGTCGCGCGAACACGGCCCGCCGCAACCCTCGACTCGGCGACCCCAACGCCCGTCCGTCGAACCGGCCGTGATGGCTCCGACTACGTGTTGCCGCTGATGCCGACGATGGCGTGGCTCGCGGACGAGGGCTCGTATCGCACGGTCGCCAACGCACAGACCGGCCTTGCCACCGCGGCGGCACCGACCGCGTTCTCCGCCACGAACCCGTTCCTGACGATCTACAACTCGGACTCGATCGGCGGGAAGCGGATCTACCTCGACTACATCACCCTCATCTGCACCGCCGTCGGCACCGGCGCCGCCAGCATCCAGGCCGCGGTCGTGGTGGACACGGGCAACCGCTACTCGTCGGGCGGCTCATCGCTCACGGCGAACGTCGTCAACCCGAACATGGACGTCGCCAACGGGACGATCGCCGTAGTCAATGCCGGCAACGTCACCGCCACCGCTGCTTCGGGCGCCGCGCGCACCGTCATCGGCCAGCGTGCGCTCAAGGGCGCCATCGGCGTCGTCGGCGACAACTACACCCTCGCCTTCGGCGGCGTGGACAAGATCGCCAACATCGTGACCGCGACCCTCACCTTCTCGTCGCAGTCCGCCCCGCCCGTGGTCATCGGACCCGGCCAGACCGCGCTCCTGCACCTGTGGTTCCCGTCTCAGTCCGCTGCCTCGTCCTACATCGCCGAGGCCGGCTGGGGCGAGTTCTAGGTGCTCCTGCTCCTGTTCACGCCGCACGCTGCGAAAGTCACACCGCCGGTCGAGCAGCCGGTCTTCAACGGCGGGCTGCCTCCCTACGCCACACGTCGCCGTCGCCGCGACCTGTCCGACACCGACGAGGACCTGTTCCTTGCCGTGCTCGGGCCTACTGAGGACCTCGTTACATGACCGACACCTTCGTCTTCGTCAAGGAAACTTCGGACTCGTGGATCTACGAGGGCCTCGCCATCCCGTATGGCGGCCCGGTGAAGGGCCAAGACCTCACCGGGAGCCACTTCACCAAGGACAGTGACCTGTGCCTGGACTGGTTCCCTGACGGCGGTCGGCCCCTGCTCTACCGCCACGGCTTCGATCCCGAGGTCAAGGCGGCTCCGGTAGGCCGGGAGATCGGCGCAGTACGCGAGGACGACAAGGGTCGCTGGTACAGGATCCAGCTCGACAAGGCCAAGGCCTACGCGAGCGAAGTCAAGCAGCTCGCAGACGAAGGCCTGCTCGCCCTGTCGTCCGGTGCCGTCGATCACCTCGCCCAGATCGCCGCGAAGACCGGCGAGATCAAGATGTGGCCGTGGGTCGAACTGTCGTTCGTGCCCAACCCGGCGAACCCTGAGGCCCTCGTCTATCCGGTCAAGAGTGCCGACGCGATCGAGCATCTCCACATCGTGGACACCGCCGTCCCCGAGGCGATGCAGGACGACCCAGCGCCTCCGGCAACCAAAGCCATTCAGACGTTCTCCGACATCATTGCCTCGGCCGAGATGGACGAGGAGCTGCCGGAGGCGTTCCAGACCCTACAGTCCGCGATCTACTCGGCGATTTGGGCGACTGACGCCGAATTCAATCCGGTGTCTGCCGAAGAGAAGCAGGCCGCGATCGCGACCAGCCTCGGGCAGTTCCAGGAGTGGGTGCTCGGGATCATGGACCGCGCGGGCAAGAGCGCGCCGCTCATCGCGATGCGTGCTACCCGACCCGACCCCACCAACATCCAATCCATCCATGACGCGATGCACGCGCTTGGCGCTGAGTGCGCTGCGGCGAAGGACTCCGAACCTGCTCCACGACTCGTGATTACGGGTACGGCGGCGGCGAAGGAAGAGCCCGACCTGTCAGAGCTCACGGCGGCCATGTCCGAGATCGCAACGGCGACCGCGAAGGAACTGCTCAGGATCGCCTAGCCACCCGTCCATCCGCCCCTGTCCGAATGCGGAGTTAGGCAGGGACCAGCGGCACTCCCCACTCCGCGGGAGATACCCCAGTGGAAATCACGATGGACGGCCTCAAGGAGGTCGTCACCACTTCGGTCGAGGCTGCTCTGAAGGCAGTCAACACCGTCGACGACGCGGCCCGCCCCGGCGTTGCCGCAACCCCGGTCAACCGCAACCGCTACGCACCGCCGCGCCTCGGCGCCGCGATGAAGGGTCTGTTCGGCGGGTTCCGCCAGAGCCAGACGTTCGAGCGCGACCTCACCCAGGCCGCGTCCGAGCTGTTCGGCTACGGCGGGTCCGATGACGACGGGGACGACCCGTTCGTCAAGGAAGTCGGCCCGACCAAGAGCGATCGTTCGATCGTGTGGCCGAAGACTCGCGACGAGATGGCCGAAGTCCTCTACGCGATGGGCGAGAAGCGCGCCGCGAAGGACATCGAGCGCATCGACGCGACGATCAAGGCCATGGCCGAGGGCACCGGCTCTGCCGGCGGCTTCCTCGTCCCGACCCAGTACGCCCAGGACAAGTTCGCATACGCGCTCGTTTCGACGGTCGCGGTGCGCCAGGTCCCCGGCATCCAGTCGATGCCCGTCTCTTCGAACATCGTGGCGCTGCCCTACGAGTCCACCCGCGCAGGCGCGTCGCAGGCCAACGAGGCCGGCGCCCTGACTGCTCAGGACGCGACCCTCAGCCAGCAGTCCATCACGGTCAAGAAGCAGTACGGCTATCGCCAGTACTCCAACGAGCTTCTGGCCGACGCCACCCCGGCGTGGCTGGAGTTCCTCGCCAACACGCTCGTCCGCGACGTCGCGCTGCAGCAGGACCTCCAGTTCCTCGAGGGCACCGGCACCAACCCGCAGATCCAGGGCATCGTGGGCTACACGGGCCTGACGACCGCGGGTATGCCGGCCCTCGGCACCAACGGCCGGTCCCCGACGTTCGACGACTTCTTCCAGGCGATCTACGCCATCCGGCTCGCCAACGCGGAGCCTGACTTCGTGATCGCCCACCCGCGAGTCCTGAACTCGCTGGCGCAGATCAAGGACAGCACGGGCAACTACCTGCTCTCCAACGCGAACGGGTACAACGCGCCATCCATCCTCTCGACCGGGCTTCCCCAGTCGGGTCCGAAGGCCGTTGTCACCGGGCTGCCGCTCTGGTTCTCCAGCCAGATCAACATCGCCCGGACGGTCGGGTCTTCGACGGACTGCACGACTGCCATCATCGGCAACTCGGGCAACGTCCTGATCCTCGAGCGCCAGGGCATCGAGGTCGCGTTCAGCGAGCACGTTGCCTTCGCCAATGACCAGTCGGCCGCTCGCGCGACCGCTCGCGCCGCGATCGCCATCCTGCAGCCCTCGGCTGTCGCGACGATCACCGGCATTCGACCCTAATCGCCTGAGCTAGAAAGGGATACCCCCGATGGCCCAGAGCGTTGCCTCTACCTCCGCCTTCATCCGCGGTCGTAACCCAGTTCTCTTCACGGGCTCCGTGGCGAGGACCGATACGTCCGCAAAGGACCTGTTCACGCTCAAGGCGGGCGACATCCCCGTGCGGATCTTCACATGGGGAACCGCCGCCTCCAACGCCGGCACCAGCGCCACGATCTCCCTCGGCTCGACGAGCAACGTGGCGTACTTCCTCGCCGGTCTCGACGTGAAAAGCACCACGCTCACCTCCGGTGGGCTTGGTCAGGCCGTCCCATCTTCCGCCGCGAACCTCGCGACCCCCCTCGCGTTCGATACGACCGTCCAGGCGACCTACGCCGAAGGCGGCTCCGCATCATCGACGGGTGGACCGTGGATCGTGTACATGGAAGTTCTCACCGTCTGATGCCAGCCAAGACCGTCTACTACTCGGCAGCGAGCACCTTCCTTGCCAAGAGCGGTCAGGGGACCGTCTACGGGTTCACCGTAGGCGACCCCGCCGCTGGCGGCACGGTGGTCATTGCCGACCTGCTCAATGCGGGGGCAAATCCGAACCTCGGCATCCCGTCGACGTTCGGCCCGGCGGTCATCAGCGTCGTCAAGTTCCCCGCTTCGCCCCAGCCCGTCTCGGTCAGCACCTTCGGCAAGTCCTTTACGGACGGGCTTACGGTGTCGATCGCGTCGACGCAGGGCGTCCACGTCTACTTCGACTGAAAGGGGGCCAAGCTCAGGATGGCTCGCTATGACGTGTCTCCCGCGTGGTTCGTTACGCCACGCGGGAACACGGCTCTCATCTATCTACGCGAAGGCACCAACGACTGGAACACCGCCTACTCGTGTCTCACCGAGGACGAGTACGGCACCCGCGACCTCCCACTGACAGGACGGTTTCTCGACGTCGGGGGCTATCTCGGGACCGCGAGCATCGCGATCCTCGTTGATAACCCGGACACCCACGCGATCATCGTGGAACCGATCCCCGACAACCTCGAACTGATCCGCCGCAACCTCGAAGCCAACGACCTCACTGACCGGGCCACGGTCATCGAGGGCGTGGTTGGCAAAGGCGAGACGACGATCCACTACGCCTTCGAAGGCAACGAGTCCGACCTGCACCACGCCTTCGTCGGCAACAGCGGCGAAACCGGCACGGACGCCGGGCCACACCGAACCGTCACCTACACGGGCCTGTCCTACCGCGAGCTCGTGGGCTCGGAGGACGTGGCGTTCATCAAGATCGACTGCGAGGGCGGCGAATGGCCCGTCCTGCACGAGATGGCCGCCGTCCCGCTCATCGTCGGCGAGATCCATCCCGTACCCCTGCCCGATGGCGCCGCGGGTTCCCGCGAGCTGCTCAACGCCATCCTCGGAGCGACCCACGACATCACCTACGGCGGCCCGGAGGGGTCGCCCGCGGCGTGGGGCTTCCGAGCCCAACTACATGCAGGGCGGACCTGAGCACCGCCCTGCACCCTGCTCAGGAGGGTGCAATGACCAAACCAACGGTAACGCTCGAGTTCGACGCGCTCTCGGTGCAGCATCTCCACCAGACCATCCACTGGGATGGCGCGGACGAGCGGACCATCTATGTCGTCACGCACTACGACGATGGTGACCGCGTGGCTGTCATCGCCATCGAGTCCGGTGAGCATGAAGTCGTCTGCATCGAGCCGATGACCGTCGCGGCCTATCGGCTTCGGCATCCAGCGGTGGCGGAATGACCCGCATCCTTCTCTGCCTCTCGCACTCCATCGAAGAGTGGCAGCAGCTCGATCTCCTCACGAGCCTCGGCTACGAGGTCGCGTCGATCGGCGGCTACCTCGACCCCCGGAACCCCCATGCCGACACCCGCCCGCCGCTCGACGTTCCGTTCTACCCGGAGGTCAAGGCGGCTGTCGATGCCCTCGGGACGCCCGACAACTTCGGTGCGGCGCAGTCGAACATCCCGACCGCGATCCTGGACTGGCTCGGGGACGGTGGGATCATCATCTACCACCACTACCTCGATCGCCTGTTCGGGCAATGGGACCGCATCCGGGACTGGATGCGCGGGACGCACGGCCGGGTGATCTGGCGCAGCGTCGGCCAGTCGATCGGACTGAACGAGCGCCTGGCGCAGCCCTTCCGCGTGTCGGGCCTCGAGCGGATCGCCTACAGCCCGCGCGAGGCGAACATCCCCGGCTACGCTGGACACGACACCGTGATCCGCTTCTGGGGCCACCAGGACGACGAGCCGTGGACCGGCGAGGACCGGCAGGTCATCCAGCTCAGTCAGAAGCTCCGCCAGCGCGACCCGCATACGAACTGGGCCTTCTGGGACTCCGCGACGCGCGACCTCCCGAGACTGCCCATCGGTGAGGGCTCCGACGCCATCGGCGGCCCCGGCAAGGTGCCATTCGCGGACACGATCCGGGCACTCCACCGCTCGCGGGCGTTCCTGTTCACCGGGAGCCAGCCGGCGTCCTACACGCTGGGTCTCATCGAGGCGATGCACGCGGGCATCCCGACGATCTCCATCGGGCCGACGTGGATGAACGTCATGTACGACCAGGGGCCGGGAGGCACGCCGCACACCGCTGCTGAGAT